ATGCCTTTACTAGCTGAGAATAATAAACCTCGTCTATTGTATTATTTAAGAAGACGTGGTTATAGAGGTTATTCAATGAATAGGCCAGATAAAATATGGAATAAATTATCTACAGCAGAAAAGGAAGTAGGTGGAATACCTAATTCAAGTGAGGATATAAAACAAGCACATGCTGCTGCAATCGAGATGTATATACAAGATCATGTTGGTATGAAAAGAGACGGTACTCATGGTGATATATATTTTAATAGCACTTTAAATGATTGGGCAAAGTTTGATATAAACAATAGAACAAAGTTTGATGCTGCTATTAGTTCAGGTTTAGCAATAATGGCTTGTAATAAAAATTTATACAGACCAAATGCAGAAATAAAAAGAGAAAAGGTAAATATAAGTATAGCTAAGTATAAAAATAAAGGTATGCGATCAAAATTAATAGAATAAAAAATGGCAGAATCAGTTACAAAAGGTTATTTTCCAAGTCAGGTTGTTAGCGATCAAGAGAAAGCTAGTCTTGAATATGGTTTAAAAGTTGGTAGAGCCATAGAGTCAGAGTGGTTTAAACGTGATTCTGGTACTAACAGGTTTTACAATAATCAAAACGAATTTCATAAATTAAGATTATATGCTCGTGGTGAACAGAGTATACAAAAATATAAAGATGAATTATCTATTAATGGTGACTTATCATATCTTAATTTAGACTGGAAACCTGTACCTATTATACCAAAATTTGTTGACATTGTTGTCAACGGTATGGCTGAAAGAACATATGATATAAAAGCATACTCGCAAGATCCATATGGCATGAGCAAAAGAACAGCTTATATGGAATCAATATTAAGAGATATTGAAACAAAAGAACTTATTACTTTTGCACAAGAATCTTTAGGTATATCATTACAAGAAAACGCGCCTGAAACTCTACCTGATAGTGAAGAGGAATTAAACTTACACATGCAACTTAGTTATAAGCAAGAAGTTGAAATAGCGGAGGAGCAGGCTATTACTACAATATTAACTGGTAATAAGTTTGAAGAAACAAGAAAAAGATTATATTACGATTTAACAACACTTGGTATAGCTTGTGTTAAAGATAAATTTACAACTTCAGAAGGTATAAAAGTAGAGTATGTTGATCCTGCTAATATAGTTTATTCATATACTGAATCACCTTATTTTGAAGATTTGTATTACGTTGGAGAGGTTAAAACATTACCAATAAACGAACTTAAAAAAGAATTTCCTGGTTTAGACGAAGGTGAATTACAAAGAATAATAAAACAACCAAATCAAAAGTCTAACTTACACTATAGAACAGCAGCTCAAAACGATAATGAAGATAAAAATACTATAGAAGTTTTATACTTTAACTATAAAACCTACATGAATGAGGTTTATAAAGTAAAAGATACTATTAGTGGAGCTACTAAAGTTATAATGCGTGATGATACATTTGATCCACCTATTGAAGCTTACGAAGCTCAGTTTGGGAAAATGAAAAGATCTTTAGAGGTATTATATGAGGGTGTTTTGGTTTTAGGAACTGATAAACTTTTAAAATGGGAGTTAGCTAAAAACATGATGAGACCTAAAAGTGATTACACTAAGGTTAAAATGAATTACAATATAGTAGCTCCAAGATTATACAAAGGTAAAATAGAATCTTTAGTTGGTAGAATAACTGGATTTGCAGATATGATACAGCTAACACATTTAAAGCTACAACAGGTAATGGCTAGAATGGTTCCAGATGGTGTTTATTTAGACGCTGATGGTTTAGCTGAAATAGATTTAGGTAATGGTACAAACTACAATCCACAAGAAGCATTAAACATGTTCTTTCAAACTGGATCTGTTATAGGTAGATCATTCACCTCAGAAGGAGATATGAATCCAGGTAAAATACCTATTCAAGAAATAACATCTGGAAATGGTGGTGGTAAAATACAAAGCTTAATCGCTAATTATAACTACTATTTACAAATGATAAGAGATGTAACTGGTTTAAACGAGTCTAGAGATGGTAGTACACCTGATGCAAAGGCTTTAGTAGGTGTTCAAAAATTAGCAGCCGCTAATAGCAACACAGCTACTAGACATATATTAAACTCTGGTTTGTATCTTACAGCAGAGGTTGCTGAATCTATATCTTTAAGAATATCTGATATACTAGAATATTCTCCTACAAGAGATGCTTTTATACAAAAAATAGGAGGTCACAATGTAGGTACATTGCAGGATGTTGCTGAATTACATTTATATGATTTTGGTATATTTTTAGAAATATCACCTGATGAAGAAGAAAAGCAAATGTTAGAAAATAACATTCAAGTTGCTTTAGCTCAAAAAATGATTGAGCTTGACGATGCTATTGATCTAAGAGTTATAAAGAATGTGAAGTTGGCAAATCAATTACTAAAAGTTAGAAGAAAAAAGAAACAAGAAAGAGATCAATTGTTGCAAGAAAAAAATATACAAACTCAAGCTCAAGCCAATGCAGAATCTCAAAAAGTTGCAGCTCAAGCTGAGGTGCAAAAAAGTCAAGCTTTAATACAAAGCCAAATGCAATTAGAACAAGGTAAAGCTGAATTAGAAAATAGAAAGTTAATGCAAGAGGCAGCTATTAAAAAAGAGCTAATGAACCACGAGTTCATGATTAACATGAGGCTAAAAAATATGGAGCTTAATGTTAACAAGCAAAAAGAAGATGGAAAGGAAGATCGCAAAGATGAACGTACTAGAATACAAGCTAGTCAACAATCTGAATTAATAGATCAAAGAAATAACAATAAACCACCTAAAAAGTTTGAATCTATGGGTAATGATAGTTTAGGTGACCTAGGTAATCTAGGTTCGTTTGACCCTAGATAATTTGTTTAATTTTATAATATTATATCATGGCAGAAAAAAATGAAAGCCAAGAGGTTGTAGAAGAAGTACAACCTGTTGAAAAAGATGCTACAATTAAAGATAATGAAACTTTAGTTGATGCTAAAATCGAAACTCCAGAAAAAGAGGGTGGAGATATGAAAATGAAAGAAAAACCTAAAAGACCAAAACAATTAGTCAGTAATGAAGAAGATGAGGTTATAAAGGTTGATCTTTCAAAAAAAGAAGAAGTTACTCCTGTAGAAGAAACAGAGGTAAAAGATACACCTGTTGTTGAGCAAGAGGTTAAAGAAGAAGAAGAGCAAACTGAAGCTGTTGTTGAAGAAATAACAGATGAAGAAGTTGAAGAACAAGCAGAAGAATTACAAGAACAGGTTGAAGAAGCTGTACAAGAATCTCAAGATACAGCAGAACCTTTACCAGAAAACATTCAAAAAGTTGTAGACTTTATGAACGATACTGGTGGTAGTTTAGAAGATTTTGTTAGATTGAATCAAGATTATAGTAATCATGATGACATATCTTTACTCAAAGAATACTACAAACAAACTAAACCACATTTAAATGATGAGGAAATTAGTTTTATGATGGACGATCAATTTTCAATAGATGAAGAAGTTGATGAAGATCGTGACGTTAAGAGAAAGAAATTAGCGTTGAAAGAGCAAGTTGCTAGCGCTAAAGGCCACTTAGACGGCTTAAAGTCTAAATATTATGAAGAAATCAAAGCTGGATCTAAGCTAACGCAGGATCAACAGAAGGCTGTAGATTTTTTCGATCGTTACAACAATGAGTTGGAAACAACGCAAAAAGTAGCAGAGGAACAACAAACTGCTTTTTTAAATAAAACCAATAAGGTTTTTAACGACAAGTTCAAAGGTTTTGAATATAATGTTGGAGAAAAAAAGTTTAGGTTTAATGTGAAGAATAGCGATAAAGTTAAAGAAACTCAAAGCGACATAAATAATTTTGTTAAGAAGTTCCTTAACAAAGACAACGTTATGAATGACGCTCAAGGTTATCATAAATCTTTATTTACCGCTATGAACCCTGATGCTGTTGCCAAACACTTTTACGAACAAGGTAAAGCTGATGCTATAAAAGATAGTATGGCTAAGTCTAAAAACATTAACATGGATGCTAGAAAAGTAAATGACAATGTCATACCTACTCCAGGTTGGTCAGTAAAAGCTGTTCCAGGTGACTCAGTTTCTGATTTCAAAGTTAAAATTAGAAAATAAATTAAAACTTAAAAATTAAAAATTATGGGAGCATTTGCTGGAACTGGTGCGGAACTATCGCACTTAACTCCGAGACCGAATAAGACATTATTTGGTTCAAATTACTTAAGCATCTCAGGCAACGATTTTAATTTCACAAAACAATTCCTACCGGAAGTTTATGAAAAAGAAGTCGAAAGATACGGAAATAGAACTATTTCTGGATTTTTAGCTATGGTTGGTGCTGAAATGCCTATGGCTTCTGACGAAGTCGTATGGTCAGAACAAGGTAGAATTCACGTTGCTTACGACGATGTCGTAGGTACTGACGTTTCTGCTAACTTACTAACTTTTTCTGCTGCACATTTAATTAACGTTGGTGATACTATCATCGTTAGTAAAGGTGGTGCAACTTTAAAATGTTATGTATCCGCTGTACCTAGTGCAACTACAATTACTGCACAGCCTTATACTGCTGCTGATCTTTCAGGGATTGGTTCTGACAGTGTGTCTGCTGTAAAAGTATTTGTATATGGTTCAGAATATGCAAAAGGATCAAGCAACGCTGGTAACAAAAAAGACGCTACGTTTACTTCTTTCTCTAATAAGCCAATTATTTTGAGAGACAAGTATAGTGTAAACGGATCTGACACTGCTCAGATTGGTTGGGTTGAAGTTGCTACTGAAGCTGGTACTTCTGGATATTTATGGTACTTAAAATCTGAGCATGAAGCAAGGATTAGATTTGAAGATCAATTAGAAATGGCTATGATTGAAGCTGAGAAAAAAGCAGGTTCGTCTGCAATTTCTGCTTCAGGTATTTCTGGATCTGAAGGTTTATTCGCTGCTATCACGTCTAGAGGTTTAGTATATAACAACGCTGATTTTGATGACCCAGTATCTTCTGGTGTTCATGAAGGTTTAGCTGAGTTTGATTCTATCTTACAAGAACTTGATAAGCAAGGTTCTATTGAAGAAAACATGATGTTCTTAGACAGAGCTACAACTCTTTCTATTGACAACATGCTTGCTGCTCAAAATTCTTACGGTACAGGTGGTACTTCTTATGGTGTTTTTAATAACTCTGAGGAAATGGCGTTAAATTTAGGTTTCTCTGGATTCAGAAGAGGTTCTTATGACTTCTACAAAACTGACTGGAAATACTTAAATGACTCTACTACTAGAGGGCTTGTAGCTGATATTGAAGGTGTTATTGTTCCTGCTGGAACTTCAACAGTTTACGATCAGATTATGGGTAAAAACATCCAAAGACCATTCTTACACGTTAGATACAGAGCATCTGAAGCTGACGATAGAAGAATGAAATCTTGGATCACTGGATCTGTAGGTGGTAACTTTACAAGCGACGAAGACGCTATGAACGTTCATTTCTTATCTGAGAGATGTCTATGTGTTCAAGCTGCTAACAACTTTGTATTGTTAAAGTCTACTGATGGTGTACAAGGTGACTAATCACAGTAACTTATAAAGGTATGGGTGCTTCGGCACCCTAAACCTTTATTTTAAACTTTTTAATTATATTATATCATGGAAAAACAAACAATAGGTGTACCTAAAGGTACGCATTGGGAAGTAAAAGATAGAATTTACTATCTCACAACAAAAGAACAACCTTTGGTATTTTCTCTACCAGGTAAACATACTAGAAGAAAACCTCTATTATGGTTCGATCCTGAACAAGGGTTTCAAAGAGAATTAAGATATGCAACTAACCAACCATCTCCTTTAGCAGATGAGCAAAAGGGAACGTCTACGTTAGGAAGAATTATCTTTAGAAATGGTGCTTTATCAGTACCTGCAAGGATGCAATCGTTACAAAAACTATTATCAATTTATCACCCACTTAAAAATGTTATATTTCAAGAGCATGATCAAGTGGAAGAGGCTGGTAATGATTTAGATTACATTGAATTAGAAATTGAAGCTTTAAATGTGGCTAAAGATTTAGACATAGAATTAGCTGAAGGTATACTTAGAGTTGAAATAGGTAGCCAAGTTTCTAAAATGACTTCAAAAGAAATAAAAAGGGATTTACTATTATTTGCAAAAAGAAATCCTAGTTTATTTATAAGTTTAGCACAAGATGAAAACGTTCAACTAAGAAACTTTGGTATAAAATGTGCCGAAGCAGGTTTAATAAAACTTTCACCTGATAACAGAACATTCACGTGGGCTAGCAATGGTAGAAAACTAATGAACATACCGTTTGATGAACATCCATACTCAGCATTAGCTGCATGGTTTCAAACAGATGAAGGTTTAGAAGTTTTCAACAACTTAGAAAAAAGATTAAAATAATTAATCACTTATAGAGGTAACCATCTCTATGAGGTGGTTACTTACTATAAATAAAAATATTATGGCAGTAAACATAGATACAGTATACCAAAGAGTATTAGCAATAGCAAACAAAGAACAAAGAGGATATATAACGCCTCAAGAGTTTAACTTATTTGCTAATCAAGCACAGATGGATATTTTTGAACAATACTTTTATGACTTAGATCAGTTTATGAAAATGCCTGGTAATGACTCTACACATTCTGATATGGTAGACATTATTAACGAAAAAATTGATGTATTTGAAAGAAACTCGCAGCCAGTAGTAATGAGCGCTAGCGGTGTAGGAACTTTACCTGTTCATTATCGTATGGGTGAATTATACACTAATAAGTGTGGAAGCTATGTGGAAATAGAAAAAATTAATCAAAACGAGCTATATCATATACTAAACTCACCTTTAACTAATCCAACAATAAGCCGACCTGTATATGTTAGGAATCAAACAACCGCTAATGGTGAAAGGGCTATACAAATTTATCCAACAACAATAGATAACAATGATACAGTTGTATGCAATTATATAGCTAAGCCACAACAAGTTGAATGGTCTTCAACAACTGTGTTAGGCGAAGAATTATATAACGTTACAAATTCTGATAATTTTGAATTACATGATTCAGAAGAGTCTGAATTAGTTATAAAAATATTAGAGCTAGCTGGTATAACAATAAAAGATCCTCAGTTATATCCAATAGCTGCTCAAGAGGAAGCACAGAACGTACAACAAGAAAAATAATAAAATATGTCATTATTCACAGGAACACAAAGACAGTATTACGATAACAGTCAGCAAAGAACTGCTAGCGCTGGACAAACCGCTTTTACATTTAATTTTAGCCCAGCACCATCTACAGCTTCTGATTTTGATATATTTGTGAATGGTAGTGAAGTTTCTGCTTCTACATATGGATATAGTAACAACGTTGTAACATTTACTAGTGGTAACGAAAAATCTGCTGGAGATGTAATTACTTTAAAACAAAAAACATTTAGTGAAGAACTAGGTAATTATCAATATATAAAAATAGATGATATTATAAATAACTTTATAATAAACTATGTTGGTGAAGATAAATTAATACCTAAAATAAAAAGAACAGATATATCTTTTCATGTTCAAAGAGGCATGCAAGAATTTAGCTACGATACATTGAGATCAGAAAAATCACAAGAGATAGAAATACCACCTTCATTAAAAATGAAACTTCCACATGATTACGTTAACTATATTAAGTTATCATGGAAAGACACATCTGGTATTGAAAGAGTTATATACCCTGCTATTAAGACGAGTAACCCAAAAGCTTTATTGCAAGATGGTAGTTACGATTACTTATTTAACAGTGATAACACATTGCTTGAAGCATCTGAGTCTGATACTTGGTCTACATATAAGGCTCAAGGAGATGGAAATGAAACAGAGGCTGATACAAATCAAAATGCTGTTGATCAAGTTTTAGCAGAGGGTAGAAGATATGGTTTAGAACCTTCTTTTAGCCAAGGCAACGGTGTTTTTTATATAGACAACACAAGAGGTTTTTTACATTTTAGCTCTGATCTAAACACAAAAACAATAACTTTAAAATACATAAGTGATGGTGTTGCTACTGAAGCTGAAAAAATAATACATAAATTTGCTGAAGACGCTATATACAAATATGTAGCACATGCTGTTTTATCAGCTAGATCATTAGTGCCGGAATACTTAGTGGCAAGATTTAAGAAAGAAAAATTTGCTGCTATAAGAAAAGCTAAACTTAGGTTAAGTAATTTAAAAGCTGAAGAGCTTAGTCAAGTTTTAAGAAATAAATCTAAAGTAATTAAACATTAAGATATGCCAGAGTTAAAGCATCACTTTCGTGCAGGTAAAATGAACAAAGACCTGGACGAGAGGTTAGTACCTAATGGAGAGTATAGAGACGCGCAGAATATAGAAATATCTACTTCTGAAGGTGATGATGTGGGTACTATACAAAATGTAAGAGGTACCACTAGAATAAAAGGTAAAGAGTTTAATTCAAATTCTAAATCAATAACTTCAAATTGGGATACTTTAAGTTTTGGTTTAACAAATGCTAAATGTGTTGGATCTGTTCTTAACACTGAAAACGATAAGATATACTGGTTTATAAAAGCAGATGAAGCAGACTGTATTGCTGAATACGATGATATAAAAGGTATTATATCACCTGTTTTAGTAGATGCTAATAATATACTTGATTGGCAAGATGATACATATATAACTGGTATAAATGTTTTAGATAACATGTTATTGTGGACCGATGGTGTTAAAGAGCCTAAAAAAATAAGTATAAGTATATTTAAATCTGGTTGCTCAAATAACTTTACAACACACACTAAATATACAGGTAAAAAAATTGCTGTCGGTGATTTATCAGCTGCTTCTAGTTTTATAGAAGCAAATATATGTGTAGCTAAAAAAGCTCCAATGAGCAAACCAGTGTTAACAATGAGCTCTTCTACAAGAGGTGGTTTAGGAACAGGAACTTCTACAGTTATCATAACCAACGCAAGCGCGACAACGTTTACTAGCTCAGAAGGTATATCTAAAGATTCTGGTACTGTTTTAAATTTAAACTTTTCACCATTACCTAATTGGAGAGCTGGTGATATAATAACATGCACATCGACCTATGAAGATTTAGGTCAACAGGAAGTTTTTGAAATAAAACTTTTAATAAACAGTATAAGTGCTAGTAATTCTTTTAATTGCACAATACAAAGTATACCAGTTGAAATACCTTATGTTACTTTAGTATGGGAAGCAATACTTAGTGAAGAAGGTGTTTTATTTGAAAAGAAATTTGTAAACTTTGCTTATAGATGGAAATACTACTCTGGTGAATATTCTACTTTTTCACCATTTAGTGAGTTTGCTTTTTTACCTGATACTTTTGAGTATTTATCTACTAACGGTTACAACGATGGTATGATAAATAATTTAAGGCAGTTGAAAATAGGTATATCAGAATCAAGACCTGTTGATGTAGAAGAGGTTGATATATTGTATAAAGAATCTTCTAATAATTTAGTTTACGTTGTAGATACACTAAAGTATAATTCTGATGGAACTTTTCCTACAGAATATGAATTAGAATCAGAAATAATAAGCAAAGTTGTGGAAAGCAACCAAATGATTAGACCTTGGGATAATGTTCCTAGAAAAGCTAAATCTCAAGAAGTTACTGCTAACAGATTGATATATGGTAATTATTTACAAAACTACAATATAGAGGACTTTAACTTACCAAACATATCTATGTCCATAAGTCAGTCTGCTATAACAACAGTAAAAGAACCTCAGTTATCTGTAAAATCTTTAAGAACGTATCAAGCAGGTGTTGTTTACATAGACACTTACAATAGGCAATCACCAGTTTTTACTAGCTCTAAAGCATCTAAACAAACAAGTAAAAATTATGCAAAAACGGTAAACTCAATTAACGTTACATTAAACAATCAACCGCCAGACTGGGCAACACATTTTAAGTATTACATAAAAGAAACTTCAAACGAATACTATAATTTAGCTATGGATAGATATTATTTAGCTGAAGATGGTAATGTTTGGTTAAGTTTTCCATCATCTGAAAGAAACAAAGTTGATGAAGAAACTTATTTGATATTAAAAAAGAGGCATGATTCAGATAATTTTGTTGCTACGAAATCAAGATATAAAATATTAGACATATCAAATGACGCTCCTGATTTTCTTAAAATAAAAGAAAAAGCTGTAGCTACTGGTGATGTAGAAGCAAGATCATCTAGTATACCTCAAATAGGTAGTGTATCATTTGAATTTAGAGGACCAGACCCTGCTTCAAATACTAGCTTTGGTGAAGGTTTTTCTTCTGATGCTGTTATACAAATATCTGTAAATGGAATAAGAAGTGACAAGTATAGCGTTCTTAGTGGTGGTCCAACTGGTGATAAAGACACAACTGGATCAAATAACCAAAAAGAACATATATATAAAATAACATTAGAAGAGCCAATTAAAACTGGTGACACTATGGTTAGTGGTATATCAGCTGGTAGTAGTTTTGAAATAGTATTGTTTGAAGAAAAATTTGAAAGAAAAGCTGAATTTTACGGAAGATTTTTTGTTAAGTTAAATAGAGATGGTAATTTTGACACCAACATAATAGATAGCTTTCCAGAAGAAAATGAGCAATACGGTATAACAGACGCTAGAACTATATTTACAAATTGTCCTAACACTGGACCAGGTGATTCTACTTCAGAAGCATCTTGGTATGACACTAGAGCTAGAGATAACAAGGTAAGTCAAGCTAATAACGGTCACCCTGTTTTAGGATCTCATAATATGACAGTTGTTTTTGCGGGTGGTCCTAAAGGCGGTGAAAAAGCATTTGGCCCAAGCCACGGTGTTCCTAACGATTTCTTAAAAACATTAAAACAACATGGTACTTTATTTAGGTTTAAAGGTAATTCAGATAACTCTTTAGGTGAAATATACAAAGTAACAAATTGTGACGTAGATTATAAATATAGAAGAAACGGTAGAAAAAAATTGTTTTCAAGTAAACAAAGAAGATACAATATAACATTTGAGCATCATAAGAATGGAACTCCATATGAAGACTCTTTTACTAGTAATGGTGGTAATTTTTCAGGAAACTACATAAGCGAAATACAATTATTACAAAATGTAGTAACATCAGATGTTGAGGTTTTAACATCAAATAACCCAGCTGTATGGGAAACAGAACCTAAGGAATCTGCTGAATTAGATATATATTATGAAACAGGTATATCAAGGCCAATAAACCAGCATGGATCGACGCATGTTTTAGATTTTAAAAATTGCTACTCTTTTGGTAATGGTGTAGAGTCTGATAGAATAAACGATGATTATAATGCTCCACGTATGGGTAAAGGAGTTAAAGTGTCCGCTGTATTAGATGAACCATATAAAGAAGAGAGAAGAAAAAGTGGTTTAATTTTTAGTGGTATATTTAATTCAACTAGTGGTATAAATAAATTAAATCAGTTTATACAAGGTGAACCTATAACTAAAGATTTAAACCCTCATTACGGTAGCATACAAAAACTACACGCTAGAAACACTGATTTAATAGTGTTCTGTGAAGATAAAGTTTTAAAAGTATTAGCAAACAAAGATGCTTTATTTGAGGCTAGTGGGAATCCACAATTAACAGCAACAAATAGGGTGTTAGGTCAAGCAATACCTTTTGTAGGTGAGTACGGTATATCTTTAAATCCGGAGTCATTTTCTTCTTATGCTTATAGAGTTTATTTTGTAGATAAAGCTAGAGGAGCTGTTTTAAGGTTATCTAGAGATGGTTTAACACCTATATCTGATTTAGGTATGAAAGACTTTTTTAAAGATACTCTACCTAAGTCTAATTTAATATTAGGTAGTTATGATGATAGTAAAGGTTTATATAACTTAACGTTAGATGGTCAAACAGTTTCTTTTGATGAAAAAGTAAATGGTTTTCCTAGTTTTAAATCATTTGTACCTGAAGCCGCTTTATCATTAAATAACGTTTATTATAGTGTAAACAATGGTGATCTTTGGTCACATACTAATGAAAAAAGAAATAGATTTTACGACACATCGGCTGGTCAAGATGATGCTACTAAATACTATGAATCTTCAGTTAACGTTTTAGTTAATGATGAAGCAGATTCTATTAAAGGTTTTAAAACTGTTAATTATAGTGGTAGTAAATCTAGAAAATATACAAAAAATTACGATGCTGGTAACAACTACAACAGTCCTACAGAGACATTTGCAAAAGGTTGGTATTGTAAATCAATAACAACTGATGAGCAAAGTGGATCAGTACAAGAGTTTAAAGAAAAAGAAGGTAGATGGTATAATTATATAAAAGGTGAAGAAACAACTTTAGAAAACTTAGATTCACACGAGTTTACTGTTCAAGGTATAGGTAATTTAAGTAACATATCAGGTGACACAGCTCTTAGTGATAAAACTGTTACGGTGACTTTAACTGGTATAGCTAATACAACAAACCCAGGCTCTGTTTTTGACGTTGAAGTAGGTACTGAAATACATACTGAAAAGCAATTTGTAGATATACTAATAACACCTAACACTGGATCCACACTTACAGCTAGTGATTTATCAATAAATGTTTCTGGTCATACCTACGTAGACAGTGTTGCTTTTACACAAAGTGGCTTAAACGTTTTAGCAAAAGTAAACTTTAAAGATGGTGTAAATATGCCATCAAATAACTTAGCTATCCCTTTGGCTATTGTTGGAGATGGTGTTTTAAACAAGTATCTACTTAAAAACTTAAACATAGTTGATCAAAGTGATGGAAATATAGCAACCACTATAACATACAATGGTAGTGGTAATAACGAAACCGCTAACCCAAGTGGTAATCAATTAGGTTACAAGGCTGAGTATAGTACGCAAAACACTGTTGCTGTAGTTAAGCTTAATTTAAATAACGCTTACAATTTTAAACAAGAACCTAGTTTTAAAATAACAGTTGAAGATAATGATCCTGAAAGTTACTATGTAATAACTCATCAAGATAAAGATAGCACTGGTAGTGATATAACAATAGGTGTAGGTGGTAAAACATTAGAAGATGTAGATCAAAGATGGTTTACTATTCAATACAAGTTTCCAGCACAGGATACAGATAAAAATGAAATAATTTTTAACGCTGAATCTGTGTTAGAAAATGACCCTGATCAAAACAAAATAACAGGTTATAATGTATTAGGTGGTAATACTGTAGGTAGGTTTTCTGAAACAAAAGAATTTAAAGTTTTTGGAGCTGTAGGTGCTGATTTTAGAGTTAAAAACTTTACTACATCAACGGCTAGCACATCTGGTTCTAGCACGACACTAACATTAACCGCTGTTAATAATGATATAAGAACAGGTATGTTGGTAACTGGAACTGGCATAAGCGGAACAGTAACTGTAACAGCAATAGATGGTGTAACAATAACGCTATCAACAGCACAAACAATAAGTAGTACAACAATAACTTTTTCACAGTGGTGGAATGGAACAACGTTTGTTGGATCTCAAACTGATTTAGAAATACCTTCAACTGGTTTTTATTCAGTATCAATACCTTTCTTTGAGACTTCAGTTTCCAAAAGATACTACATATTAATTGAGGCAATAAGTCCTACAGCTTTATTGAGTCCACTTCAAGGAAATGTATATAACACAGCAACGCCACCTGTTGTTCAAAATCCTTTTTATATATCTCAATTATCAAATGTAGATTTAACATTAGGTATGTCTACAACTGGTATTTTTGCAGTGACTTCAAGTACTGTTACAAAAAACTACACAGCTAATTCATATCCTGTTGAAACATCTAGCTTTGCAACTTATGATTTAACCTTAACAGCAACGGCTACAAATAATATTACAAAGTTAAGAGATCCAGAAATTGATGACTGGTCTGGTTATGTATCAACAAATGACGATGTTGATTTATTTACACACGGGTTTGAATTAGATTATCAAACACCTATAGTAGCTATAAATAACAACGCATCACCTAAAACAATAACTATAACAGGTAAAATGTTTGTTAGTAAATATGGTAGTGAAAATTTAACATCTCACTTGAATATAAATAGTTTTGCTCAAGCGGCTACCGGCGGTGGTGGTTCTAGTTCTGGTGGTTCAAGATTATACACGCCTACGGTTACTGGAGCAGGTGGTGGATTAATACTAGGTCAACATAGAGCAACGTATAATGATGGTAATGGTAATAGTGGAACTGCAGCTAAGAATGTTTTAATTGGAACTGCTAGTGGAACTAACTTGACAAGTGGTAGCGGTGTTATGTATGGTAACTTCTACGGAAATACCCTGCAACAAATATCGCTTACTATATCTGCACAATCTCAATCAGCATTTCATCAAACACAAAGTTTAACAATATCACCTACTAGTTTAGTTGGCGTAGCACCATCACAGGATTTACATTATAACTGGACAGCTCAACTAGATGAAGAAATAGACGCGTCGTCAGATATGACATTTAACATAGCTGTTAGTTTATCTAACGAACCATAATATATAAGATATGCCAAATATAACAATGACTTTTCCACATGTAAACGATTCTGTACAAGTAAACGATATAGTTTATTACCAGAAAACAAATGGAACAATAGTAAAGATGGGTGAATGCACGGCTGTAACAGATACAACTGTAAGTTGTAATATAGGTGGTTTAGTTATTAGGCCCACTAGTAGTGATTTTATACTATTTAGTAAAAATAATTTAGGCAATACATCAGCTTTAAGAGGTTATTACGCTGAGGTAGTTATGTCTAATGATGAAGAAACACAATGCGAACTTTACACTGTAGGGTCTGAAGTGTTTGAAAGTAGCAAATAATATGTGATAATATATGTATAACAATATAAAAAAATATAGATTATGATACCAGGAATGGCAGCGGGTTTAGCAGCGAAAGCTGGTGGACAAATTATAGGTGGTCTTACAGGAATTGCTGGCGGTATAATAGGCGGTGGTAAAAGAAGACGTGAGCAAAGAGCTGCGCAAGCAGAATTTGATAGAAATAAAGCAAGATATGAAAATCTAGACACAAGTAATTTAGCTACTGGTCTAGAAAATGCATATGAAGATCTTACTGTAAACACACAAGCAGCTGATTTTGCCGCGCAACAACAGCAACAAGCTTTATCAAACACTATGGGTAGCATGCAAGGTGCGGCTGGAGGTAGTGGTATAGCTGCTTTAGCACAAGCTATGGCTGGTCAACAATCACAAAACTTACAACAAGCTGGTGCTAGTATAGCTCAACAAGAAAGTGCTAATCAAATGAAAGCAGCGCAAGGTGATATGACAGTACAAAGCATGGAGTTACAAGGAGCTCAACAATCAAGAGCTGCTGAATTAGATAAAACAGAAACATTATTAGGCATGTCACAGCAAAGACTAGGTGCTGCAAATGAAGCTAGACAAAAAGCAACTGACTCACTAGTTGGTGGTATAGGTAGTTTAGCTGGTGGTGTAGGTACTGCAGCCGCTGCTGGTAA